AAAATATGGTAGTGGTGGTGATGAGATGCGTGAAAGAATCCGTAAGTTTATGTCAGGTGGTGATAGCGAAGAAGAGTCTCCAGATGGTAAGATGTCTAAAGGTGGATTGATCAGAAAGCAAGGTCTCTACGAGATGGGAGAAGAAGGTCCGGAATTTGTTATTGATTATGATACATATACTCCAATTGAGAAAATGATGCCTGGACTGTTTGATGCTATCAATGCAGCAAAAGGTGATGATGCTATGGGTATATTAATGTCATTTGCTGGATATGAAGAACCTGCGAGCGATGAACTAGTGATGGTTGGAGGTTCTAGTGGAGGATCTTCTTATGGAGATGGAGGAAGTAGTATGCCAGATATACCAGTACCATCTGCTTCTGGTAAAGGTGGCAGTGATTGGAGAGATATGCTTTATAAATTCGGGTAAATAGGAGTAGGAGAATATAAAAATGTCACAAACAACCAAAAAAGTATCTGGTCAAAGAGCAGGTTCAACGGCAGTTAAATCAGCAATCATATCAAGTAAAACTGATGAGTCTCGTAAAGTAAATGTTGCGGGAGGATTTATTGAGTTTAGATACTATGAGAGTATCTTGCAAGATGGTATGATGGGGTTCTATGTCTTTGCAGATACTGGCAATTCAATAGACAAAAAGACAGTTTATGAAGGTCTTCCTCTGACTGGGAGTGAACCATTTGATTTTGTTGCTGAAGATAACTTTGAGAATGAACTGAAGATAAGACTGTTAGTTAGAAAAACTGCTCCATTATCTGACAAACCAGGTAAGTCGGCAATGGTTCTTCCTTTGGTATCGGAGGCATATGCGATCAATGATACTAAAAATGTTAGAAAGTTTTTCCCAGATCAAAAAATTTCTGATCATGTCAAGTCTTTGATTACAGAGTTCTTGCTGTCAACAAAAACATTAGATATTGAGGAAACTAGCAATACTCTTAAAGAATATGGATTAGGTAGAAAACCATATTATATGTTAAACAACTTTGCCAAAAAAGCACAACCATCTGGTGGTGAAGGACAGACTGCAGGATACTTTTTCTTTGAGACTGCAGAGAAAATGGTCTTCAAATCAATTGATAGTTTCTTTGATGAAGATAAGAATCCAAGAAAGAAATCAATTATCTATAATGAAACCCCAGATGGAAATAAGGATGATTTACCAGCAGGGTATGACTACAAGGCATTGACTTATGATAAGTCAAGTGCTGATATTATGGAGATGTCAAAGATGGGAGCATTCTCCACAGCTTCTATAACAATTGATCCATCACCCAAAAACGGTGGATTTGATTTTAAGAGAACTGTTCTATCTACAATAGAAGATATTGTAGAAGATGTTGATGAAGCAATTGAACCACTTACAACAGCAGCTAAAGAATTGGTTGGATTTAATGCAAAGTTAATCAAGGAATTTTCAAGAACCACAATGAATTTTCTTGACACTGGAGCTTTCGCAGAAACTGCTGAAAAATCTCTAGAAAATAACTTTGACTTTGGTGGCATTTACAACCAATCGATTATGAGATATAATCAGGTTTTCGCATCACAAGTAAATATAACAATCCAAGGAGACTTCTCTTTACATGCAGGAGACATGATTTTCTTTGATGCTCCATCTCCGCAAGGAAAACCTAACACAGAGAACGATGAGATTGACAAGCAGACTGGGGGTCTATATATTATAGCAAGTCTATGTCATTACATAACACCTGATAGGACTCTAACTAAACTCTGTTTGATACGAGATTCCTTCGGGAGACAAGGAAACCACACAAAGAGGTAACAGTACATGGAAAGCATCGAAAAGCATATCGAGAAGGATAAGGAAATTCTCCAAGATCCCACAACTAATCCACAAATGCGTCGTCATATTGAAGGCGAACTGCATGAACTAGAGGAATATGTAGAGCATCATAAAAAAGAAATCGAAGCAGGAGATCATCACGATCCTTCTTACTTAGAATTGTTCTGTGATCAAAACCCATCCGAACCAGAATGTCTGGTATATGACGACTGAATATGGCACAAGACGGCGGAGCATTATTTGATTCTGGTTTACTAGGATCCAGTTTCCACTGGTGGATTGGTCAGATTGCTGACGATTCCGTCTGGAGAGAAAACATCATAGCTGCCCCTCATGCAAGTGATGCAGAAAACGTAGGTTGGGGTAGAAGGTACAAGGTAAGAATTCTTGGTCTTCATGATCAAGGTGAAGAGGTAATACCTTCTAAAGACTTGCCCTGGGCTAATGTGATGATGCCCGTAACATCGGGAGGAAGTCTTAATAATAGTGGACAAACACCAGCACTCCGTCAAGGAAATATGGTGTTTGGTTTCTTTATGGATGGAACGGGAATGACCGTTCCTATTATCATGGGACTTTTGTCGAATAACTCCCAGAACAAACCTGCACTGACTACTGGCGATAATAGGATCACCAACAAACAACCAGGATCTTTATCAGTCAGTGGATATGCTGATGGACAAGTACCCAAGGATCCAAAAACTGGAGAGAAACCAACTCCTCCTGATGGTGATATAAAATCAGAACATCCCAATTCAACTCCTGCTGCACAACCAGCACCACCAAATGTAAAACTGAATAAGTATGGATTAAGACCAGACCAACCATTATCATCAGTTCCTGGAGGACTAGAAGCAGCACAGGCAGCAAGAGAGAAGGCAAGAGCACAAGGCAAATCAGTTCAGGAAGTAGAAAATGCTGCAATGGCAGCAGTTGCAAATGTTGTAAGCAATCAAAATGCACAGGAGACAGCACCTACTGCTCCATTCAAATCAGGAGCACAAAGAGAAAGTCCAGATGTCCAGAATGTTACTGCAGGTGATGTAAAAGAACAGGACTTGGCAGAAGAAAAAACTGTCATGCCTATCCCGGATGATCCTGTTGGGTCTGCAATGAAAGCAATTCAGACTATTATTGACAATATTACTCAAAAGATGGATAAGTATTTGAATGCCATTCAGAGTTATGTTGATACAGTATCAAACACTATGTCAGGAAGTCTTGAAGAAATGATCTGCAAGGGTGCTCAGCAGGCAGCAAAATATATGAAAGTATTGCTGGATAAGGTGATGGAATTTATTTTGAAGCAACTTAATGCCGTCATGGCAAAAGTTGTTGCTTCACTACCATCCTCTTTTAGAAATCAAATAGGTGATCTGAAAGAGAAATTGAATGAAATGATTCTGGGAATGTATAATCAAATGATTGCAGGACTTGGTGATCAATTGTGTACTGCTTTGAAGGAGACATTGCAACCTACTAAGAGAATAGAAGAAGCAGAAGCTTTTGCAGCACAACAAGGTTCAGGTAGCGGTCAGAGTGGTATTGATCCAAACACTGGAAATGCTCTTGGTATTGGAGATCCTGCTCGTAATGACGGAAAATTTAGGACTGCTCCAAAAGTTCCAATGTGTTATGCTGAAAGTATTGCATCAACTGTATTATCTAAAAATAAAAACCAAATAGAAACAGCAAATAATAATGTTGTTCGTAGTTTAAATATGTACCTTGATGGAGTTCAATCAGAAATGGATAGTGTTGCTAGTACTTTGAGTGCTGGACGAGCAGCGATGGAAAATGGATTGGGAGATTTATTTGGAGATTTTGGAGCAAATGCTGATATCATATCTGGTGGTATGGATGGAGCCGTGAATATGATTCCTGATATTGCTGGTGGTCTTGGTGCTGCCCTTGACTTTGCTAACATTGTAGCAAATGTTTTTGCAGGAGAATTACCACCGAAGAAAGCAATCAACGATTACTATCAACTTGCTACTGGTGGATCAGGAACATCTGCAGGGGAACTTCCTAGTGTTGAGTCGATTGGCAATTCTGTTGCCGAGAGTGGGGTAGCAAGGGCGGAAAGAATCCCAGAACCACCAGCTGCACCAGATTATGCTTCTCCAACAAAAGATCAACCAGATGTTGATCTAGATCCAGGATATGATGATGCTACTTATAATCCAGATGATTACTTACAAATAGCCTAATAAATATTCATACATGACATCGGAAGAAATAGTATAAGATGG